CCAGATGCTGGACACATTCCCGAAGCCTTTCCGGATCTTCTTCCACCAGGCAGGCGTACAATTCATGCGCAAGGACCGCGCTTTCGTAGCATTCGATAATATCCATATCTTTCTTTCCGTTTTTTCGGCGGACTTCCTGGATATAGTTTCGCTGCAGATTTTTCCGGATTTCATCAGTAAACCGTTCATTGAATTCATTCGCTCTTTTGTGAGCTTCTGAAAGAACGTTGATCTTGTTATTTCGGACAATATAAAGTTTCATGCATTAATCTCCGTTCCACAATGTAAAATCAGCATCTTTTTTCTCCCGGCGGTTAAGGCCGTAATACTCGTTTTTGAACATTTCAAAAGCGGCATCAACATCCAGCCATCCGCGGACGTCTCCATCCGGGAGTTCATCAAAGCCGTAGGCTTCCATCAGGTTATCATCAGCGCCATAAGACATGCTGGTATAAGCATCGGGAATATTCATAAAACGGGCGGATATTAAATAAGCCTGAAGAACGTCCGCCTTCTGATGCTCGACATCCGGATAGCAAATCTGATAGCGAAATGTTCCGCCGTATCCATCATCCGAAGTGCTCCGGTCATTGAACTCGCAGGGAATTCCAGCTTCCTGCAGTTTTTTGAATAAAACAAAAATGGACAGATTTTCACGATCCTGCAGCAATTTTTCGATTTTTTCAGATTCAGTCATTCTTCCTCCAATTTATTTATCAAACTGTTTCAAATTCAGCTTAAACTGATCGCAGCCCCACTCATCAGTCTCACGTGTTCTGCGGATTTTATATTCGCCTTTATTAAGAAATTTATTATTTCGCCAGACCCAAATTACGGAATCACCATATAAAGAATCGTTATCTGAAATTTCTTTTTTACCGGCGGTACCATCAATAGCACCAATCCGATAAAAATGGGCCAGTTCCCTGACCTTAGCCAGATTTTCTTCAGTTTCAATTTGATTAACCCTCAAATATCCCAGCACATCATCACAATGATTTGTGTGATAAACTGTTTTATGATTTTTATATATTCCTTCTATAATATCGAAATAGAAATCAAAGTTAGACTGTGCAGATTTGGATTGATTATATTTTTTATATCGATCGTCTGAAAACCAATGCCATTTATCTTGATCAAATAAGATCTCTTTTGTATAAAAATAAATCTCATTTGATTCATCCGAATTTTTTGGATAACCGGCAAGCAAAAACGGCTTTCGTATAAATAAGTTCGAATGCCAGCGAGACATATAATTATCCAGCTTATCATAGTCAGGATATCCTCTCCGATTCAAATACCATCCGTATTCATAATCAGGACCGTTCTTTGTCCGAATATAAATGAATTCGTCACCATGATCGTCGTACTTGATCATTGCCCGAATTTGATCTTCTTTTTCTTCGATATCGGCTTTTAATGCAATTTTGTCCCAATTTTTAACAAACAATTCATTATTATCAATAAACATATAATTTCCTCCAATTCAAACCAATAAAAAAATAAAAGAAGTTGAACGGAATCGAACCATTCCAGGCGGGCAGACAAGACCCGTCGCCCACTCACAGCTTACGCTGCTTTAACTTCTTTTCATTAGAGTCCATGTTTTTATCACGAACCCTAAAAAATAAAAGGAGAAGAGCGTGGTTTACAGCGCTGCGCAGTCGCTTATAAACCTTCTAAAGCTCTTCTCTAAACTTTATTAAGGCCAGTCCATTTTTACTCCTTTCTATAAAATGTAAACTAGCTCCATTTTAGGCCATGTAAATTTCGCGGTAAAAAATGAGAGCCCCTGTAAGGGCTCTTTTTACAAAACTTTTACTTCATACACACTCCTTTCCAATAAATAGAGATCCTCCTTCTGAATCTCACTATAGAACATGTAAATTTCGCGAATTATTTCCGCAGTTTCGAGAGCGCCCAGAAGAACCTCCGGAAATTCTCATAATACATTTCTTTACAACAGGGCAAACCTGTCTGAGCAGCCAGATGCTCGTACGAAATGCCCTCAGTAACTCCCTTAAAGACATATTTTCTCAGTTCCTCCCTGCAACCTTTTGCCGCCTGATTGAGAATATCAATGTGATCAGATAAAACTTCCCTGCGCAGCACACAGGCCAAAACCGGATCTCCCGGACCGGCGGATTTTCCGATTTTTTCATCCGCCAATGGATGCTTCCCGACAGATATCAATTTCAGCTCTTCCTGCCATTCCGGATACTGCAGACAGAAGTGCTTCAGCTCGTAGAAACGGTGTTTGCTGATCCAATACGAATTGTGCTTAGAAATTTCCGGACGGATATCAGTACTCATAAATGCCTCTCTCCTTTCCAGACATAGCCCGTCTGCTCATAAAGCAGCTTTGGGGAAATATAATAGTTGATCCTCCCCAGCCGGCTGTCCATTTCTTCGATAGAGGTGATCCGTTTTCCGTTCCGGGTGGCGTTCCCGATCGGCAGCCATCCGTTGATCAAACCGGCCCGGACCCAGCTGGGGTCTTTGCCATATACTTTTGCCGCGATAGATACCGGCACATTGCCATTCATAAAATCTTCCATAGAATAGGCTCCTTTCACTGAAATCTATTCTAAGATAGCCAAACGTAATCTAAAATAAAAAGTCGTACTGAAAATTTAAAAGGAGATGTAAAAATAAGAGCCCTTGCGGGCTCTCTTAATAACTATTTAATCCCTATATTCAATTTGAAATTCTTCTATTACAAATTCCAAACAATAACTAAATTTTACATCTGAAATAAACTCTTTTATATAATGCTTTGCAGCATTTTCTGATGTAAACTCATTAAATATTAAATTTAAGGGCTTATAATATACAGCCCAAACGAATTCTTCTCTTGGAACAATATATATACTTTTTGGATTCCGCGTACAATTTGCGGTTCCTATGATCAACTGTTCTTTCGTGATTTTCATTTTTTCTCCTTTCAAATCATATGAAAACAATACATAATAACCAATTCCCACAATGCTGTGGGAGACAACTTATTAATTTCTATATATTCATTTTCCATTTTTTACTCCTAAAAATTATTAGAGGGCATTTGTCCTCTATTTTAGGAGCTGCGATTTATGCGAAAAAATAAAAGGAGATGAAAATTTAGAGCCCATGTAGGGCTCGTTCCTCCTTTCTATTTTTCAAATTTTTCTTCAATTTTCTCGGTCATTTTAAAACCGAGCTCAATACCTTCCGCCCAAATCTGGGCGATAATACTAAAGAACCACCGACGAATCGGTGGTACAACAAAAACAATAATACTTACAAGGGTCATTGCAACCCAATATACAATCATAAAATTCCAGAAATTTTCCATCTGGAAACCTCCTTTAAATTAAAATTTATGAGAGACTGTCTGTCTCTCAATATAGGAGCTGTAAATCTTGCGAAAAATAAGAGCCCTTGTTAGGGGCTACTTATTTTTATAATTCAGGGATCACATACCGATCCCCATACTCTGGCGGGAGATTCGCACTCCACCAGATATATTCATAATTGTCCCAATCGGGACTATTTGAATTAAACCCCACAGGGGCTAATTCCCACTTAATGTCAATCATTTCTTCATCCCCATTTACGAGGACGGAGAAATATTCTTCATTGTCTCCTTTTACAAGGATGTGGCATTCGCCACTTCGGTAGCAATAGCTACCAGTTTCTGCACTTGTACGAACAAGTGCCCTTTCAATTTTATTCCGGATAATATCCGGAATATTTGTCATTGTAGTTATAAAAACTACGATAATAATTGTGATCGCAAATGCGATCTTTTCTGATTTATTTTTTTTAAACATTTTTCCTCCAGAGGAGAGGTGTAATATAGTTTGTCTCTCCTCATTAGAGGGCTTGCACATATCGCGACCAGAGATAGATACTTTGATAACTGGCGCCGCATCCATGGGTCAAACCATTTTGAATGCTTTGGATCGTGGACCGGTCGTACTGTTTATAAGGGATCAGAAAGGATGGAAGCGTCAGATACATCCGTCCGCACTGCTGACAGCGATAGCGCGGCAGTCGGATCCAGTAGACATTTCCCTGAAAATCCCGGATCTTCCGCTTTCGGTAACCATAACGCCACATCGCCATCCCGGTTTGGCAATCCGGACAGCAGACGGGTTTTTTATAAATGATCCGGATAAAGTCAGTATAATTGACCGGTTCGCACTCAAGAATGATCATATCTGTTAAAGTGCACAAACCGGCGCAAAAAATAAAATGAGTTGTAAATCCGACGAAAAAAGAAAAGAAGATGTTACGATTGCGATTTTACGCAGACTCTTCTCTTCATTATAGGGCGTGTAAATTTCGCGAAAAAAGAATAGCCCTTGCGGGCTTTTTTATTTCTTCCTTCTAAATATGAACTGTTCATAATCTGACAGTTCCTCTTCTTCGATTATGGGATCATCTATTTCGATCCCAAATACGTCAGCACCGTATTTCGGTGCATTTTTCTTTTCAAAGCTTTTATAAGCTCTGAATGCGGCTTCTTTAATTAAAGAGCCCAAAAATACAGCATTGACAATAACTGTCAATATAAAATTAATTTTTTTCAAAAATTTCATTTTTTCTCCTTTTAAAAATAAAGAGCAGATCATTCATGTCTGCTCATTTAAGGAGATGCAAAAACTGCGATTTATTCTGGTGCCGGATCGCGATATAGGAGTAATATTTATTCATACACTTTTGTAATTTTACAGTTTATGCAGTATTAATTAATACAGTAACACAGAGATTTGATGTTGCATGTGGATCAAGGTTGGATCTTGATTTCACAAAAAATTGAGCATAGGCGACCGTTGAACTGCCACGGCATAAAAGTTCCATAACACATAATGAGAAATTGAATATAGAAAGGAGCAAGCTGATATACTCGATTTTAAAAAATTAGATATTATCGAAATAAGCAGATATCTGAAGCATTTGCTTGAAACCATGCCGCAAAGACCCTGCCTGGTTTTTGCAAACAGCATGAGTGCGTTATTAGCTGAATATAGCAAACACTAAATCGTTTTTATAAAACCCAATCTCTGTGTTACTCTATTAATTAATGAAAGAAAATATCAATGCTGACAAAATGCCCAGAATGTGAATTGCCGGTCAGTGATAAAGCACTGGCATGCCCCCATTGCGGTTATCCATTACAAAAAGAAGCTGTTTCCAAAAGAAGAATATCAAACAGACGGAAACGTCTTCCGAATGGATTCGGCCAGATTTCTGAATTAAAAGGTCAAAACCTTCGTAAACCTTTCCGAGCTATGATCACGATCGGAAAAACCGATGAAGGGAAACCGATTTGCAAATTATTGCAGCCGGAAGCATATTTTAAAACCTATAATGAAGCTTATCAGGCTTTGATGGAATATGGTAAAAACCCATTTGATATCAATAAAGACATCACCCTGGAAGAACTTTATCAGCGCTGGGGTGAAAATTACTTTAAAGACGCCCCGTATGGTTCATCCAAAAACCTGAAAGGCGCCTGGAATTATTGCGATATGCTGAAAAAAGTAAAAGTACGCGAAATTCGGGCCCGGCATATTAAGCAATGCTTTGAAGAAGGCACCGTAATATCAAAAGGGGTTGAAAAGCACACCACGCCGGTCATACGGAAAAACATGAAAACGCTGTTCAATAAAATGTTTGATTATGCGCTGGAGTATGAAATTGTGGATCGTAACTATGCGAAAGAAGCATCCGTTCCGAAAAAAGATTCACAATTACTGGAAGAAGAACGAACGGCTCATATTCCGTATACCGATCAGGAATTAAAGATTTTGTGGGAAAATATCAATTCGTTCCCGTTAGCGAAAGTGATCCTGTTTCAATGTTATACCGGATGGCGTCCGAAAGAGCTGGAAAGCCTGAAAATATCAAACATTGATTTACAGGAAGGCATTATTACCGGCGGAATGAAGACAAAAGCCGGTAAAAACCGTATTGTCCCGATCCATTCCCGGATTTTACCGATTGTGGAATGCTGGTATCGGGAAGGGGTATCACAAAACCGGGAATATCTGATCAGTGTACCGACGACCATGGGCCGGAAAGCGGATCAGATGACCTACATACGATACTTCGAAAATCTGAATAAACTCGTCGAGCAGCTCGGATTAAATCCGGATCATAAACCGCACGACGGCCGGGTCACTTTTGTCACCATGGCGAAGAAATATCAAATGGACGAGTACGCGATCAAGTACATCGTTGGACATCGGATTAAAGATATTACCGAATCTGTCTACACCCAGAGAGATACTTCTTGGTTAAAATCCGAGATCGAGAAGATCCAATAAGTTGTAGGAATGAATATCAATTTCTGTATGAGTGATGTATGAATAAGTGTCAATTAAGGGCTTTTTAAACCATAAAATAGCGTATAATTCAATGCAGTTGAGCGTAAATAGAATCTCTAATACAACTTTAATCGTATTAATCTGATTCTAAAAACTCATTTTTTACTCGTAAAATATCAATTAGTGTAGGAATAGTGTATGAACAAGGGACTCTTATTTACACTATTCCTACATTTTATTTAATTAATGATCAGGCATTAACGCCGAGGATCTCGTCGCATTCTTCCTGCGTGATCCACTTACCTACAGCTACATGGACACGGGCTTCACTCCAGAGTCCACGATCATAATAACCTTTTACCAATGCAAATTTCGGACTGTGTTCCATAATTTACCTCCGGGATTTTTTTTCTTTAGGAAAATTGTTTTCGCCTTCAAGCATAAGGCAATAGTCAACATCAGCGCGGAGCGCTTCGAAATACGGTTTCATAATCCAATATAAAAGTTTGCGCATTATTCCTCCAGTAACATTAAGCAGTAATCGATATCTGCCTGCTGCTGCTCGTTCTGCATCATCAAAGAGTTGATCCGTTCTTCATCGGTTGGAATATCCAGCGCATTTGTCCAGGTGCCATCCAGCGTGATATGTTTCCAGTCATTTACGGAAATATGCACGATCCGCTGGATCTCACGGTTATTCTCATCATAAAGAATAATGCTGTCATCTTTTCGGACTGCTTTATCGGCAGCGAATGTTTCTTTATACCAACGCAAAGTTACCATAATTACATTCCTCCCAAAGCATGAATTTTATTTGACAGCTCCAAATGCTGTTCCGGACTCAAGTATGTGCTGTAAAGAACAAAAGCAGTAAAGTAAATATCAAGATTATTGTTCTTGGACTTATTAATATGTCCGAGAGTGATGGAATTGCCGGAAATGGCTTCTCCAAAATTCGTAGGAATCGTAGAGAGCGATTTACTGGCTCCATCGAAATAAAGATTCGGTGTGGTTTTCCAATCAGCAGAAAGCACACCAGAACGACTTACATCAGAAGTTCGATAAGGAACTCCGCGCGGACCGCTCACAGCATAACCGGTCAAGTAATCCCCGGTATAATTTCCGGCAGAAACAACGGTATTAACACTCAGAACTCTTTCGATATTCATGATGATCCCGCCATTGAATGCCGCTGTATTAGAAGCGCCGCTAAAACCAAAAGCACCGGATTTTACATTTCCATACAGTTCGTTCAAACCATTTTGAATAAAACCGTTCCCATTTTCAGCAGGCAGGAAGAACCCCGTATCAACATTCCAGGACATTTCGCCATTTTTCGTAAGAAGATACTTAGTGCCCTCATTGATGTTGCTAAGTGCTTCGGTCTCGTTAGAGAGTCCAACAAATTGATAAGCTGCAATCACCTGATCTTCTGAAATTCCCGTCGGAAGATACCATTTGTCAGTCGGAAGCTTGTTGGCATTATACCAACCGACATCGTTATCTTCATCAGAAGCTTTTGCCAGAACCTGACCGGTCGTTCCGCCGGCAGGAAGACTCCCTTCGCCGCCAGGACCAACCGGGGGTTCCGGATCGTAGTCAGAAGAAATAACATTAAAGATCAGCTTATCTCCGAATTCTGATTTTTCAATATCTTTTGAAATGATCAAGGATCCCATAAGCTTCTCCTATAATTTATTTATTGGGAACTTCTACACCCAATGTGGTCAAAGCATCTTCAAGTTTGATCCAGGCGCCGTCCTGCATGACATAGTAAGAACCATCCGCGGGAGCGGCGGCACCTTCAAGAACATCCATAATCAGCTGATCGCCGTATTCATTTTTTTCAATATTTTTTGAAATTACCATCTGTGACATAGTTGTCCTCCATAAAATATAAAATTTACTGATTATTCAGACGTATCCGGAACCTGGTTGATCCCGGTGATCCATTCGAGCTTGGTAGCCATGATGGAAACAACAACAGTATGAATGATTTCATCTGTAACTTCGCCAAATTCGGCATTTTTAATTTCATCATAACTGATAGCCAAATGTGCTACCAGTTTATTTGTTGCAGCCAAATTTGTCAGGATCATGCGGATCGCTGACCGTGTTTGCAGTTTCTGCAGCGGGTCTGTGATTTCACCCAAACCGGTAGTTGTCCAATATCCGGCCCAGTCAAGCAGCTCTACTGCAGTTGTGCGCTGAAGTACGCCGCTTTCAAAGTAAGAATATCTTTCCTGATTTGTCATGTTAAATCTCCTCTATTCCAGCCATATTTCTTTAATACGAACATTAATCGCGGCATTCATATTCGGCTGATAATTATCATATAAAATAAATCCGGAACCTGTAAAATTAGATAGATCAATTTCTAAATGAACTGGAGTATATTCACTATTTTTACTCGCTGTATGCTGTTCGCGAACTAAAAAACGAGTCGCTAATTGCTCAGTTTCACATGTTGTATATGAAGAATTGAATACTCCAAATGAAGATGGACTTAAACTTGATGATGCTCTCGATGTATACCATTCAAGATTACAACATAATTTCTTATAATTGCTAAAATCAATGGCATTTACAGAGCGAACATATAATGCTTTTTCAGAGCTACCGTTTGAAGATGAAAAACTTCCAGAAAGATAAGTTCCATCATTCGCCATTCTGGTCATCGTGTAATTACTACCAGAGTTTGTTTTATGAGTAAAACTTCCTGTCCAGCCACCTGTTAAAGCAGTGTTATCAATACCATTGTGAAATAAATATAAACGATACTGATATATCTGTCTGGCAATATTATTTGAATCACCAATATAGCCTTTTAAAATTCGTGTTGTTAAGCCCATTTCGATATATTTAGGAATATTTGGTCCGCATACAAATTCACCCTCTGAATTTGCATTTATATAAAATACGCCATGCACAACATCATATAATCCAGGTTTATTGTCTGATTTTCGGTAACAAGGAATGTAGTCCCTTGCTAAAGTATCTGAATTATAAGTTTTATAAGAATACAGACGAACGCCGCTTTGTGCGTACTGTGTTTCATTAGTATATGCAATTCCAAAAATTACACCATAAAGATTCGTTTTAGTAAATGTGTCATCGGTTTGGGTTAATGATTCAGATTCAGAATTATAGTATAATGTTGAAATATTCTTATTTTTATCAATAGTAAATCTATTGCTACCTGGATTCAATGAAAACAAATGCCATTCTGTACCAAAAGAAGTTACATATCCTCGTGTACCTTGTGAATCGCTATGACTATATGAAAAATAACTTCTAAGCGAGCCCTCATCTCTTGCACCAAAAAGAGGACAGTCCGTTTCTATAGAAGTATCAACCCCCGAAAATTCAGCGACGGTGCGAGTATTCTGACTTGGCTGATGTGTCGTCATAATATAAGCTTTACCATCGGTTTCAAGATATTCTACCTGCTGATACACTTGTTCCGGAAAAATATAATTTTCAGATTTACCAAAATAAATCGAATTTATTTCATGGGCATACGGTCCCCCGGCATAAGTATTAAAGTCCATAATTATGCCTCATAATAAAAATATAATTGACCAGCCTCTAACTCGGATACTCCATCGACCAAATCTACATTGCTGATAATATAATTCGGACGAACTTGAATACCACCGCAATCTGAAATATTGACTTTTTTATCCAAGCCATCATTAAAATATTGAAGTATCTTATTTCCATCGTAATAAAAAACCGGATGCTCCGTAAATAAGCAGCATTGATAAGAAGTCGATTGAGTTCGTCCCAAAAGAATGTAATAATAACCATCATTTGTCGACGGTAGACTTTGCACTAAGGGGCTGCTGTCTGCGATTTTTGCCATTCCATTTGTGCCAATAACGACTTTTAAATATAAATTTTTATTCGCGGTAAGGGTTGCAGCATCACAATTAAATGAATACCGCAGATCAATTCCGCCACGTCCATAATATAAATACTGAGCAGGTATCAGAGTATTTGCATTATAAGTCGTAGTTGTCGTGTAAAAATAAATACTGCCAAATGGATCAAACTCAACATTAGTGAGCATTGTTTTTGTCATTGCAGTAACATTATTGTCATTATTCATCGGTGTCAATCTATCTTCATCAACCGAAAACAATAATTGATACCGATAAACAGCACTGTCTGCTGTAAAATAGGTGTATCCTCTGAATAATTGATACGCAGTATCATTGACATCCCATGCTTTAACAAGCCACCATCCGGAATAATTGGTTCCGCTTATTGTAACGGTTTGGTAAACCAAATGACAAATATTGTTTGCAGCAATATGTGTCGTTAATCTGGAACTTGACTGTATATAACAATTTGCAGTAACATCGTTTCCATTTTTCAAAGTTAATGTTAATGTTGCATTGCCGCTTCCCGCATACGGCAGCCAATAGTCTATTGCCAGTCCATCATACAGTTCTTCAACTTCAGGAAGATTTCCTTTCCAAGCTCCGGTCGAAGACGTTTGAGTTCCCTTTACATAATAAATATTTTTATAACCAGTTCCTGTAATAATACTGCCATCTGCAGCATGCGCCGTAGCTCCGGCTGCCAAAGAATTTTCAGTAACCGTATCAGAAGTGAGGTCAATAAGGACATCACTTCCGTATATTACTTTATTGACCTCTGTCATATGTCACCTCATTAAGAAGCCGAACCCGCAATGGTAACCGTCTTACCACCTGCAGCATTATCCGTTTCCGTATACGGGATCGCATTCACGGTAAACTGGGTAAAATAATCATAATCACCGCTTCCACTCGGAAGGACCTGCTGAGAAGTCTTAGCCGGAGTCGCTGATCCGGTCGTCGCTTTGATCCGTTCGGAACCGGTATAGGTGCCTTCGACGCCAAGGATCTCTACACCGTTTTTAATATTCCCGGCAATGATTTTCGCTTGCTCTGTGCTGTCAATAGACACTGCACCGGAACCATCATGATAACCATTTTGAATGATTACCGACTGTGCTTTTGTTGAAATCGAACCGGTCTGTTTTCCGCGATTTGGCATCGTACCCGTAACTTTAGCGCCATTCTTATAAGCGGTCTTTGATGCTAAAATTTCAGCTGCGGAAGCGGTAGCATCCTTGGTATCAGCATCAAATGTATTTGTACCTGTTGCAACGCTTCCATCCGGCTTATGAAATGTTGCCGGAGCAAGAACTTTACTTTCATCGACAGTATCCTGAGTAAGATCAATCAGTGTCTCGCCGGCATAAACGATTTTATTTACATATTTATCAGTCATATTTATTCTCCAATTGTGACTGTGATTCCACCGTATTCATTGCTGACTGCCGCATAAGGGATCGGATGCACCAGAATATCTTCTTCCAGATAGCAATCTGCCGTCGGCATCAGCTGAAAATTATCCGATGGAACAACTTCATAAGATCCGGTATACGGATCACCAGCTCTTTCCGGCATTGATAGTGTTCCGGTAAGCTCTTTTACCTGAGAAATTTCTCCATGAAGTTCAGAAACTCCTGAAATATATCCTACTAATTCTTTCGGCATATTACCCAACCTCTCTGGTAAGTTCAAAAATACTGTCTTCGATAAAAGTATCCGTATCGCCATTTCTGTGGATCAATTCCATATCGTAATGATAGACACCAAACGGAAACGATTTGGTGTCTTCCGGTTTGATCTTCAGAATCATGGTATCGATCGGAATATCTTTTACCAACATCGGCGCGGGATCTGTCAGATACTTTTTTAAAGAAAACCTTACGATCTCTCCTTCAACAGGCTCATAAGGTTCTCCGGTATTTTTGTTACGAATCGTAACATTGAATTTAGCAGTATCTCCGCGCGTCATTCTGATCGTTGTATCAGAGGCGCAAAAACCCATATGCCCTCCTATTCTTCAAGAAGCATCAGACAATAGTCCAGATCTGCCCGATCAATTTCCAGCTGAGATTTGATTTCTGTATTTTCTTCTTCCAGACTTTCATTCATCATTGTCAGAAAATCGATTTCCGCACGAAGTTTTTCGTCTTCCGTCGGAATATCAGATTCCGCAGACCAGTCACCATCTTCCAACCAGATATGATCCCATTCATTAAAACGGATATTAAAAATGCGATTCTGCAAATTGCTCTCTGCGTCATATAAAAGAACTTCTGCATCTTTCCGCACCGCTTTTTCGCATTCAAATGATTCTTCATACCAATGTACTATCATAATTATCTCCTTTACATCGTCATCATCAAAGAATGCAGATGCTGTGTTTCAGTATCAGACAAGACCCGGTTAAATATAATTGCGGCATGAATATAGACAGAACCAAAATCAATCACCCATTCGTTTGTATACCATGGGCGTTCATAATATAGCTGTCCAAATAAATAATTAGCTTTATAATTTCCGACAGTGCTAAGCGATACTGAACTGGAATTATTAGATAAACTGCCGGAAATCGCATTCATATACAAATTATGATCGCCGCTAAAATTTGTAGAAAGAACACCCTCAGTTTTATTCTGGCCAAAAGCTGTGGAATAATAAGCGTCCTTTTGATCATTGCCTAATGTAACTACAGGATAATGTCGAATATATTCATCCGGGCCTATACCCCCATCAATAGGATGGGCATACATCATATCGAAATTGGCATACAGGCCGTATTGATACGATTTATGAATCAACCCGACTTGGGCATCTCCTGTTTGCGCTCCGGAATATTTCACAGCGACCGTTCCCCAGGTCAATTTCTGAATATCGGTATTTTTTAAACCAACATCTCTGGCTGCCGGAATAAAAAAACCATTCCCGCTGGACCAGGTTACATTCGACCCGGATTTTGAAAGTGTATATTTTGTTCCACTGTTCACGCTCTGCAGAGCATCTGCCTCACTGGCAGCGCCTTTAAAACGAAATGCGGCAATAATATCGCTGTCTGTTACTCCGGTCGGATGCAGCCAGTCTTCCGTTGGGAGCTGGTTCACGTTATACCAGTTTACTGCGCCGGATTCAGATGATGATTTCGCCAGCACCTGACCAACGGTACCGCCTGAAGGAACACCTGCCAGAGAAAGCGCCGAACAAAGCGGGGTTTCCGCACTGCCAACGACGTATTCAATATTATTCTGCAGGATCACTTCACTGTTTACCGGACGGGTAATATATGCGATCGCATATTGTTTCAGTGTCTGTGTTTTGGTAAGTGTCGGTTTCACCGGATTTTCCGAAGCGGTACCGGTGATATATCGGATCTGATTTTCCCGAGTATCTTTATTCACTTCCAGAATTACCGCATCGATCCGGTCAAACTGAACATCCGATACCGGAAGATCACTCAAATATAAATAAGTATCATTCAAGGTCCAGGTATGATCAAACCATGCCCGGCCGGTATCCACGATCACTTCCAACCCGGTTCCCGCAGTCACATAAAATTTATTTCCATAGGCGCCATAGACGCCGTCATATACAATCCCATCTAAAAAACTTGAAAATTGATCCGCGTCATACACACGGTCATTATTTTGGGAATTGTAAAAGCCATAAGTTACACCCATATTCCTCCTTACTCATCCCATTTTTCTTCAATTTCTTTGAATGTCGGGATAACTGTCAAACCGCTGTCATCACGGGAGATCACAATTTCCGAAATATAAAGCGGCTGATTATTTCCAAGAGAATCTTCAAACTGAATTTTGTCCCCGATAAAATAATCGGTTCGATAGATATATAAAACATCCGGTATAATTTCACCTTCAAAACCGGTTTTGATCTTATGATCAACCGATAGTTTCTTTTTTCCGCGGGTACGCAGCGATTTATCAGACAAAGTGGCAGTTGTGGAACTGTTCTTTTTCAATTCACTTTGATTAATATAAATTTCACGGCGTTTTACACCAACCGGCTGTTCCGTATTGTAAATCGTCAAATGATTGAATTCATCTTTTTCCACATACATCAGGTTTTTATAGTCCTGTGTTGTGCTGAAATATCGGCTGTTTTTTAAATTGTCATAATACGGTGAAAATATTACAAATTCATTGTCGTCCTGATTAAAGCTGCGGTCTTTTCCAACATACAAACTGAATATAAATTGGAACTTGGCATTCAGCACAACTTTGAACCCGATCTGCTTATCGGTACAAACATCAGAAACGATCGAATATAAATCTTCACCGAGAAAAGTTTCTTCGAATTTTAATTTTGTGATCGCTTCATCTTTGGATTCCTGAAATATAAAATTCGGTATCTGACGTTTTTCGTCGGTCGGAGAGATCAAATTTTCATTCAGAAGTGTTTTTAATGAATTCTGAACGCTGACTTTTTTATCATCTTCTCCGAATTCTTTTTTCTTGATCACGATCCGGCGTTCCAAAAGCGTTTCCGCAGATCGGCCTTTAATAGACAGCATGATCTCACCATCATCACTTTGTTCAAAGGAGCGTTCTTCGATGATCATACAGCGATCCGAAAGATCTATCCGACAGAAATAATCCTGCTGTAAAATATCAAGATGCTTTTTGCTGTATGGCAGCAATAATTCGAAATCGCCAGCTTCATCATAACGATCCGCCCAGATCAATGATGAATATTCATCATATATAGCCAGCAGATCAAAATCTGTATCATAAACATAAAGAAACAGCTCGTCATTTGAAATTTTGTCATAATCCGGAGGATTTACATCATCGCCTTTTGTAAAATTACCGGTTCCGAGATTCGGATAAAAAACATCTTCCACCGTTTCATAAAGACCGATTACCGAATCGCTCACCCGGTAACACGGAACAAAATTCCGAACCAAATCATCGCCTTCAAGAATTTTAAAGAAATATAAACGGCTGGCGGTCTGATTCAGCACGCTTCCGTTTGAGTTTTCAGCAAATATAAAAGCGCTGTATGCCGAAACTCCGCCGAGTGCATTCGACGATACTTTTTTTGTGTTTTGGTTGATGACCGAACGCAGCATGCCGGATTCAAAAGCAACAGTTGTTCCATTTGTTAATTTCAAACTATGCGAAGTATCAGTTCCGATACGATTTTCCAGAATTTTTGTTGCCGGGTTGTATACCAGTTCCCAGGACGTGCTTTGGTTGGAGCCATTTACCACGCCATATAAGCATTCGGAACGGTTCAAATTCGTAGATGATAATGTCATTTTCCCTATAAAACGGGTAGCTGCATTCGGATAATAGCCCGTATTAATATATTGACTGGCATTACTTTCGATATATTCCACCTGTTTGTACTCTTCCGGCAGATTTTCATAAACCTGATTGGTATCAACCGCACCGTATCGAGTCGGGATATCCTTTATTATGTTCGCCTCGATATCCGGTCCGCAGGTTAAAGAGCACAATAAATCGATTTCGGAATTCGGAATAAACGTATCTGTAATCGTTTCATAAAATCCCGGCTGACCATTTTCTTTTACATAACAGGGAATATAATTTCGATATAATTCGTTTCCGTTATAAATATGCAAAGAATAGCATTTAATGATTTTGCCCGAACGAACGATTTCGTCATTATTATTTTCTGCAAATATCAATAGATCTGCGGAATTCGTAAATGGATCAAGCGTTGATATACTTGGTCCGGGAATGAATTCGCCGGTTCCGGCATTCGAAAGAAATGCGCTGTCAACAATATCATACAGCCCGGGTTTATTATCCATATTTCGTACACATGGATAATAAATATGTACAGGGTCAGTATCAGATATGTCGTACTGATATAATTTTAGAGAATACAGCTTCATACTGGCAAACTCACTGGCAGACTGAAGCGAATCATTATATACACCAAAAATATATAATGGATTTGTAATACTGATATTTACATTAGCCATCGTAGTATCGGTGCCTTCGCAATTCGTAAAGACACGATGATCCAATTTACATTGTAATTTTGTATCAGCAGCCATTTTGGCATTAATACGAGTTGTCGACGCAGCAGTTGTAATTCTTCTTTCAAAAGTTCCTTTATATGAAGATGACGGCGAATAAGTTGTCAGTTTAAAAAATTTTTCAGAATTCCTATTTTCTGCTCCCAAAATAGTACCATGACCACTGGTTGCGAAATCGTTAGTCGTAGAAAATGAAATATCAAATCCAAGATTTGAATTAACAAGCTGACCTGTATTAATGTACTGTTCACCGGTTCCTTCGATATACTCTACCTGAGTATATCCTTCCGGAAGAATAGTTGACCAGTGAGCGTAATTCTGAATACCGGAATGGAAAAGAAGTGCACTATCCGGAGAAATATCAATTAAGTATTTCTCATCTTCTTCCAGGTCAGCATTATAAAATTTTTGCTCGTTTCCGCCATAGGCAGTAAGAGCAGACCCGTTTTCGATCCGAAAAGAAACCCTTTTCCCTTCATCTGACTGACAGCCTAAAACGGGTCCGTCCTTTTTTTCTTCGGAAAAAACGCCATATATTTTTGAACCGGAAGAACCGTCGTAATACGGTTTATAATCCGTACGAATATAAGCAGTTCCATCTGTCTGCAGGTATTCGACCTGCTGATAATAATCGGGAATCTTCGGATAATTGCTGCCCATAATCAGACCCCCAGATAACGCGGTTCATATTCAAAAGTAACCTGCGCATTCAAACGTCCGGAATCTGCAGTAAAGCCAAAACGATTCGCACCATTGGAAAGTGTTAACCATTTTGAATTTCTGTCCAAACAATTCAGGATGTTGATGTTTTTTCCGTTACGAATCAAGGTAATACTCTTTTTTCCGCGACGGGTATTGATCCGGATCTCATCTTTTGCGATGATCCCGGCACCGGTTTTTTTCTGGATCTTTGAAGAATCCAGTTTCATATATTCATGCTTCAGTAGGTCATTAATCACCAGATTTGTGATCGCCCCTATAGCAAAGATCCTGATCGTCAACCCGGTATCGGCCGCGCCATCGTAATTAATATCCGTGGCCGGATAGGTTTTGATCATACCAAACTGCTGTGTCGGCTGAAACATAACCGGAAAATGAAAGGCCCCGATCACATCCTGCAGCTGGATCGAAGAGGTTTCTTCTTTTGTAAAATACGGATCCGGACAAATTACGGAAATTGCGGCGCCTTCCTGTTTTGTAAAGACCGCACTTTCATTAGACTCAATATAACCGGAAATCCGATATGTTCCGGAATCATTTGTAATATGAATCGTAATCTCTTTTTTTATCGGAAAATATTTATAGCATTTATGACGCAGTTCTTCAACATCATACCGGCGGCGTTCACCGGTGTTCGGGTCATAAATGTTGTTATCTTCATAAAATATAATTGCAAAAACAATGTTCCGTTTGCTCAAGCGAGCTCCGGAATATACGGCGCCATCCATGGTGGCAACATCCGTCGCCGAGATTGTCGCCGCGGGCAGGGTGATGCCTGTTACAGAAGAAATCAAGAAGCCGGTGTCTTCCGGCTTCCTGATATCTAATTCGATGCTATCACCCAAATAAGTAGTTATTTTGAATGATTTGATCATAATTTTCCTTTTATTTAATCGTCTGCATGCAATAAGCCTCGCATTTGCGCAAATTGATTTGCCGTACGACGATAGACCTCTAAAGCGTCAATCGGTTTCGGTGAAGTATTATATTGGTTGTATACGACAGAAGGTGCTGAACCGCCAGTTGATTCAGTATTATCACCAACTTTTGGAGCGTTACCTCTTTCTGTAGTAGCTACTTTTTGTGCTTCCTGTTGACTGGTAGTGGCTTCGATGATTTTATCTCGGGCAGCATTTAATGCCGTATCATCAACTGTCGGTGAAATAACAATCGGAACAGCTTCGTCCATTTCTTCACCAAGAAGGTCTTTTCCAGCTGCGACGGCATCATTGAATGAATTCAGTAATGCTTCATAATTAGCATCAATAAAATCATAATCAATCTTTTCACCCGGTTTCAGATTCCACATTTTCTTCAATATGAATTGTGTGAAATCATAATCTTTACCAAGCCCTTCAATAGCTTCCTTGCGTTTTTCGCCATTTCCAAGAAGTCCCGAATAAATAGAGTTAATAACATCTTCCATAGAAGAGTCTTTTGTCAAAACACCTACAGCATCACTATAGTCATTAATGCCCTTTGTAATTGAAGAAAGATCCAAAGTGCTGGTGTTATTAGAAAATCTTGCAAATTGTTCCCAGGTCAATTTCATATCTTTCAGCATAGCTTCTCGGCCGGTTGCTGAATTCGCACCTTCCAATACACCGAAATCGCCATTTAAAATTTGACTCCAAAAGCCTTGAATTACAGCGGCTTCTTCTTCGGTCATTGTTTTTATACCGCTTGTGGCAGACATGAAATGCTCAATTGCTCGTTCAGTTAAAGTTTGACCTACGGTTAAACCATTTTCTTCTGTAGTAATAATCTCGCCCATGATATTTTTGATATCGTTTTGTACATCCTGAAGATACTTATTAGTACCAGCAGGATATGGCGAAAGATTATTTAAATTATTCATTAAATTATTTCTGAATAGGCCAGTATCAATGGATTTACCAAGGTTTTTACTAATAACTGAATTACCAGTTTCAACTGCATTTTCGGCCATATCTGTTACAGCTGCCTGAACAGCGGGTTCTCCGTTTTCAATGCCTTTTGCAACACCTTGATCATATGGTATACCGATTTGCTCTTCAGGTTCTTTACCAGGAGAATGAATGCCTAAAACGTCTTTCGCAGTATTCAAAGCGCCTAATGCGACATCCGCAGAAGCCTTATTGACATCCCGACTACCATTTTGAAGTCCGATCACAATACCATCGGTGATATAACCGGCAAACTTCTTATATTTCCGGGAAGGAGATTTGGATTCATTTTCACGATTGAATTCACCCTGAGCACCGGCTGCGATCCAGGCCATCAGGTCAGCGATCAGCGGACCATTAGCCGTTAAAGTGCTGATGATCCCTTCAATCATGTTCATTGCCATGGAAGAACCATCCGGAACGATGCCGCTCAGCATGCTGCTGATGCCATCTACGGCGGCAGTCAGTTCTTTCTGCTTATCTTCGTCCAAAGCTTCACTGATTGACTGCGGAAGATTGGCGATCGATTGCGTCAGCCCGGTGAAGGCGGTAACGGAGCCTTCAGTAATGCTTTGCGCCATATCATGAACGAATTGCTGACCAAAGCGAGTACCTGCCGATCCGCCACCAAGTGCGGAAGATTCTTCTGTTGTTTCACCGGCAGCAGCTGTTGCTTCATTTAAACTGCTGAATAAAGTATTTAAAGCGGTATCTAATGCGGAAACCGATTCTTCAGAAACAATTCCTTTTGTGAACTCAGTGATAAAATCTTTACCGGACTGCGGCGCTTTGTCAACCGCCTGCTGATTAAATGCTGTAGTCAGAGTTGTCGCCGTTTGGTTTGCAGCTTCACGGACGACATTTTGATAGGCGATCATCCCTGCAGCGATCCAAATAACAATGAATTGACCAATTTCAACAAATTTATCCTGCTTTTCCAGCAACGTGACGTTGATCACTTCGGCAATCGTATTCGCGGCAGCTGAGGCATCTCCTCCACTGTTTTCCATTGCAGAATATAAATTATCCACAAATTTCTGAATACCACTGCTGTCACCATTCGTAAATACTTCAGAAGAAGCATCCAGTTTATCCAGGAAATTCGTAATAGGATCGAGTTTTGTTTCATCAATAGATAAGCCGTTGATCGTTTGGCTGATCCCGTTCATTAAAGTTGAAAAGCTGTCTTTCAAACCGTTTGAATTATTTGAAGTGGTATCAACCATTTTGATAAAGTCAGCGATCTGACCGAAATCGGAAGCGCCCTCGATTTTCATGTTATCTTTACTGAAGATATCTTTGATATCGTCCATAAAAGTACGAAAATCTTTCGCGGCATTCTTATTGGTAATAGCTTTCTCAACACCATCTAGGAAATTAGCCACTGCCTGGAAAGCGCCTTCCGGAGTTGAAGCAAGAATTTCATTGGTTTGTTTTACTGTTTCAGCAGCTTCTTTTTCTTGTTTCGTAAGAAATATATGATCGTCACCGATCTGTTCAAGTGCTTTATTACCATCTTTCAGCCAATTCTGATAAAGTTCTTCACCCCGTTGGACATCGATATCCGCAGCTTCAAACACCTTTTTCCGGGTTTCTGCATCCAGACCGAATTTGCCGGCGTTTACATCACGTACAAAATCTTCGGCCGTATATTTTTCACCGGCATCGCGTTTAGCAGTCACTTTATCTGCATATTCCAGATATTGGTTTGCGTACTGTTCAAAATTACGGCCATTTCCACGGAGAACATCCCAGTCAATATTAAACATCTCCATAAGATTCTGCTGAATTTCATCATGGTCTTTACCGTAAAAGCCCTGAACAACAGCATCATACAATTTGGTCAATTCCTGCGCCTGAGATGTTGTAAGATCTTTACCTTCAATTAAATTCTGATAACCTTTTATAGCAATAAATGCTTTTCCTTCAGAATCGGTTATCAATGCATAATTTTCTTTGATCTTTTCAAGATAAGCATTAAAATAGTCTAAATCTGTGAGATCAGCTTCCGGATCAAGTACTGTGTTAGAAATTTCCTCAACATTTTCAACAACATTCTGGCTTAACTTAAAAGCGTTTGACAAACCATTTACCAGCGCAGCAGATGCGGAGCCTTTTACACTTTTTCCGCTAAACAAACCGCCAATAAAATCGCCGAACATTTGCAAAGGATCAATGTTTTCTTTTATGGTACCGGCAAGATCAAAAATCCCACTATCAGACTGGAACATTTTTGCAAAAGTTTCCTTTGAGAAGAAAGAACTGACGCTTTTACCGTTTAATTCCAGGCCATTTTCTTTCAGCAGATTTTCAAGCGTGCCCTTGCCCATCTCAAAACCGGTGCCGATCGTGTCGTAAACAGTTTTACCAATGCCGGTCAATTTATTAACATCATTGACCTTGAACACCTTTTTATAAATATCATCGGTAATTTTGATATTTCCGGTCTTTTCATCAAAAGCAGCCGTAAATATGTCACTGAAACCATCAGCGTAGCCCTTTATTTCTTCCGGAAGAGCTTCATAAACCATGGACATCATTTCCGCTTCAGCGCCATTTTGAGTGATCTTCTTTGTCAGATCTGTTGTAGAGTTAGATGCTTCTTTGGCGGTCTGATTATATTTTTCAAGATTCCAGCCATAAATACGCATGGCCATATCCAGATTTTCTTCTGAAATGCCAAGCGATTTGAATTCTTTTCGCCGATCTTTACCTGATCCAAAAATGTCTGTACCAATTGCTTTCTGGAATTCATAGAGAAAATCTACCTGATCTTCAGTCAATTTTTCTCCCTTACGCATCCGATCAAAAGCAGCATTCAATAAATCGTCGGTATCTTTGAAAGCTTCCTGATACATTTTCTTATTCTTTTCCAGATCAGAGCTTTCGTTTTCTTCAATATAATCCAGTGTGTCTTTAATCGAGCCTTTAGCTTCGGCAGCTTTTTTTGCAGCTTCCGTTTCTTTTTCTACAACACGAGAATAGGACTCAGCATTGCCTTCCATACGTCTGCGGGCATTCTGATACGGATCTGCATTATTAAAGAAATCATTTGCGTCTTTAGGATCGAACCCGAGTTCTTTATAAAAAGCATCTCTCTGTCCACGGGAACCAAGATTTTGTAATCGATTTTGTTTCCGAATATAATTAAATTGTTCGGCCTGCTCAGCAGTCATATCCCGGCCGGCTTTCCAGGCAGCATAACCTTCCTGCAAAGTCTTTTTATCTACATTTTTAAGAACTTCTTTTGCGGAATCTTTGATCTTGACTATACTTTTAGAAGCATCGTCTGCAGCTTCTGCAACAGCTTCTTCTGTTGTTTTCAAATTATCAAGGCTTTCTGTTGCAGCATCAATTCCGTCAGTAGCATCAGTCATGCTTTCTGCAGTAGTTTCAGCGGCTTTACTTGTTTCTGCAGCAGTTTTTCTCCGAGCTTCTTCCTCTTCACGCAGTTCCTTCAATTGCTTTTCGGCTCTGACATAAGATGGACTAAGGCCGTATTCATATTGATCATTCAGCATACGCTGAACAAGTTCAGCCTGTTCTCTAGTGGCGCCGGCTTCTTTGACCAGACGGTCAACCCGGGTATCACCATTTTGAGCATCGTACTTTCCGGAATGTGCTTCGTTAAACAGACGCTCGATCTCAGCGTATTCCTCTTTGGTCATCTGAGCACTGGCGACCTGTTCTTTAGCATTTTCCTGATTAAGCTTAATATTATCTGCAAGAACATCGTTATAATTCTGCCATGCTTTCTGAGCATCTTCTGCCGAACCCAGTTCTTTTTCAAGATTTGTCAGGATTTCTTCCTGAGTATAACCATATTCATTATTGGCAATGCCTTTAACAATTTTCGACTGAGTTTCATCCAGAATCTGCGGAATTTGTTTCCACTTTCCCGCCCACGAATTAATAAAAGCATCTATGTATTCCGTACCGAGAAGTTCATCATATTGCCCATGCAAAAATTCACGAATCTTTTCAAAATCAATATTACCAACACTGTCTTTTAAATTATCCAGATTACCATAAGCCAGTTCCCAATCCATTTCGATATTGACACCGGCCATGTTAATATCATGCTTGGAAACACCATCTTCAATAACCGCACTGAGACGTTCTGCTTCTTTTTTGGCTTCGTAAGATCCGGCATGAATACCATTGATCAAACCCTGAACTACAAACTGACCAATTTCATACATCACTCGGGAAGGAGATGCAACTTCCAATTCATCAGCTGTTGCTTCAGTAACTGTATCCGCCATATCCGTACCGGCAGTATCCAATGCGTCAGTACTGCCATTCACGCCAGTGATCAGACCCTCGGCAATGTATTGACCCAGCTTCAATGCAGATTCATATACACGGTTTCGGTCATCCATATTACTGAACGATAATATCAATCCGTCAATAATGTTTTTACCGAGCTGGGAAAAATCACCATCAACTTGCATCTGCTGTAATTCTATAAAGCCATTAATCAAATCCGCATAAGAGCCAATCGTATTTTTAATAGTTTCAGAATCTATACTATTGCTGGATAAAGCATCTTGCAAAGATTTCAAAGCAGTTATTACTGTTGTATTTATTGTGTTAAACGAAGTTTCTATTGTTTCTGTAGAAACTTGTCCAAGACCGCTGATATCTTTACTGTTAAAAGATAATACTTCAAATATCTTTTTTATTACTTCAGATAAGGCACCAACATCGGAAAAATTATTACCGGAAAGTTTATCCTGGATATTTTCCATGGCAGGAATAAGAAAATCAGTAATAAACACAATACCATTTGTTATTAAATCAATAATATCCTGATTTTCCAGCTCGTCTGTTTCGACCCATTTACCAAAAATGAGAAAGCCATCATGTACCATTTTTTTATCGAATAACGAGCCTAAAGAAGTAATATCATATATATTGGTACTCAGAATTTCAAAAATTGATGATATTGCATCCATCGAACTGATAATTGTTTCAGGATCAATTTTAAAATCTTTATTATTTAATGCAGACTGCATTTCTGTAATTTTCGGTATAACCTTTGTTGTTAAATAAGTTATCCCATTCGTTATAGCTTCGGAAGTATCACTATTAGTTACGAAATCAGAAAACGATCCTAATTTATTTGTATCTACAGATAATATTCCAAATAATGCTTTCATTACATAAGCAGCAGTATTTGCATCTGCTAAGTTTTTACCATTAACTTTATCAGAAAAAGTGATAAGACCATCTACAATTCCCGGTTCACCTTCAGTGCCATTTAATTTATCAAATAAACCTTTAAAATCTATTTTGCCTTCAACAGCATCTTTTGCCCAGCCAGCCAATCCACCGACACGATAAGAATCATCAGTCATAAAATCAAGAACTGTCTTGATTAAAGTAATGCTTTCATCTAGCTTGGATTTATCAATTTCTTTAGTGTCACTATACATGCTATTGATCGCACCACTTAAATCGGATACCTGACCTGCAAAAACAGAATAATTATTCTCTCCACCGAAAAGTGAAATAAAACTATCCAAAGCGCTCAATAGATCTTGCTTAGTAATTTCCCATAACACAGCTGTTAAGTTTTTAGCACCATCTATATGAGCCTGCTTAATTGATGTCATTTTTATCAAAGCCGGACGTAATTTAGTTAAAAACGCATTTAATTTAACGGCCATAGTGGTAGAGCTATCACTATTAAATTTACTATTTATTAATGAACCGATTGCAGATATAGCCTGACTTGCACCAATCCATATCAAAATTCCGGTAAATCTTCTCGCACCGGATGAATGATTATCTGTCAATGTAGATATAGTATTTAAAAACGGCGTCAAATTTGTAATAAATGTTGACATTGAAGTGCCAAGCTCTTCAATTTTAGTTCCTACAATAGCACTAATTAAAGATGGTACTGCTGATATAAATGTACTAACAGCTATCGATGCAATTACTTTTTTAAATATTACAGCATTTGTAGCATGAACTGGTTTAATTGTCAGTAAAGCATCCAAAAATGGCTTTAAATTTGTAATAAAATCAGACATTAAAGTACCAAAAGATTTTATTGCAACGCCAACAAGAGCACCAACCAATGAAGGGAACAAAGATATAAATGTGTCTACAGCCAGTGTAGCTACTATTTCTGTAAATATAGCAGCACCTAATGCATGAGCTGGTTTAATTGTCAGTAAAGCATCCAAAAACGGCTTCAAATTTGTAATAAAATCAGACATTAAGGTGCCAAAATATTTTATTGCAACACCAACAAGAGCGCCAACCAATGAAGGGAACAAAGATATAAATGTATCTACAGCTAATGTGGCTACTATTTCTGTAAATATAACAGCACCTAATGCATGAACTGGTTTAATTGTCAGTAAAGCATCCAAAAATGGCTTTAAATTTGTAATGAAGTTGGACATTAAAGTGCCAAATTCAAGAATTTGTGTACCTATTAGTGCGCTAATCAATGATGGTAATGCTGTAACAAAAGTATCTACTGCTAATGAGCCGACAATTATAGTAAACATAACCGCACCCAAAAGATGCTGTGCAGTTACTTTTGATATTTCATCTAAAAACGGTCTTAAATTAGTAATAAAATCGGAAAGATTTGTTGCTATTGCGGGAAGAGATCCACTGATTCCTTCACCAAGTCCGCCTACAAAAGCTCCGATCATCTCGCCAAGCATATGTGCAATTCCCACCATCATTTCAGTAAGTTTTGCCAAAGAATCGGTGATGGTCACAGTATCTTTATCATCACTGGCAATTTCTTCAAGCTTTTTAAGCGCTTTATACATAAAAACAATAGCAGCGCCCATTAAAATTACACCAACAGTAACAGCTAAAATAGTAATAACTGCCGGTATAAAAGCTGCGGATAAAGCGGTACCCAAAAGTCCTATAACACCAAGCACTATTGTCAATGCGACCAAAGCAACTGCTATGGCTCCGATAGATTCAAACATCGGAAGCAATTCTTTCCATGACTTGACATCAGCTTTTCTACTGATGGCTAGCAATCCCCATACACCAAGTGCAAACAACTCCATCATGGCCAGCATTCCAATTCCAACCAAAAATCCTTTTCCAGAAAGGCTTAGAATGCTCATCAATTTTAAAGCTGCCGATAAAACAACCAATGCAACCGCAAGTTCGCCAATTACAATAAATAAAGGTTGTAATTTAGTTACCAATTCAGGATCTTTTAATGCTACTTTATTATCAACAATGGAACTCAAAGCCGCTATTGCTGCCGTCAATGCAATTAACATTAAACTGACTAGACCAAGCTTTTTGAATATATCTGAATAACCTTTTTCTGAAGGGACTATTATCTTATTGATAGCAGCTATTATTAAACTCATAATAACCATTACCGCTGCTAATTCGCTTGTTGCAACGAATAAAGGTGCAAATTTACTATATAAATCTTGATTCTTTAAAGAAGGTGAAGCGTCAATATAATTATTAATGATTTCAATAATTTTCATTAATAATAGTGTGAAAGCAATAACACCGCCGATTTTGAGTAAAAGGGTTTGATAGTTTTCTTCTTTTAATGGAACTATGTTTTTATTAATTTTAGCTACTGCATAGCTTAAACCTGCCATCACAGCTGCTAATTCAATTATTGCAACGAATAAAGGTACAAATTTACTATATAAATCTTGGTTCTTTAAAGAAGGTGAAGCGTCAACATAATTATTAATGATTTCAATTATTTTCATTAATAATAGTGTGAAAGCGACAACACCACCAATTTTGAGTAAAAGAGTTTGATAGTTTTCTTCTTTTAATGGAACTACGTTTTTATTAATTTTAGCTATTGCATAGCTCAAACCAGCCATTACAGTTGCTAATTCGATTATTGCAGTAAATAAAGGTACAAATTTACTGTATAAATCTTGGTTCTTTAAAGAAGGTGAAGCGTCAACTACGGCATTTAATTCAATTATTGCACGAGTCAAAGCAAATAACATAGAACCAACTAAAGTCAGTTTCTTTACTACATCCCAATATCCCTTTTCTGAAGGAACCAATGTTTTATTGATAGCCATTATTGCAAAACTAATAGCGATCATTACACCTGCTAATTCACTTATCGCAGCAAATAAAGGTAGTAATTTATAAGTTAAATCCAGGTTTCTTAATGACGACCACTTATCAACAGCATCTGTCAATATAAATACGGCAACAACTAACACTGCTAATGAGGCTGCTACTAAAAATAATTTACTTTTTAAATTTGCTATATTTTTAGAAAAAACGTTACCTTTTTTATCTTTGTTTGTTAAAGTATTATCTATTATTGAAATCGCTTTTGATATAAGCGCTGCAATTGCCGATATTTCTACTACAGCTAATAATAAAGGTAATAAATTTGTATTAACATTTTGTAAAGGAAGTTTATCTGCTACCAATAATAAACCGGCTGCCAAAACAGCTATACTGGTAATAGCAGCAAGCATTAATCCTATAGCTTTAAAAGAAGAAATATTAATTTTATCAATTGAGGATATTATTTTTATTGTTGATGCAGCAGCATATAATAATGCTGCTAAACCAATAAATACCGCAGCAACATTTTCCCATCCAATACTCTTAGATTCCAAAGCTAACACAGATGCTATAGCAATAATGGATTTAATACTGCTCATCATCAGCATGATCATTACAAAAGTCGTTATTTTAAAACCGGAATTTGCGCTCGACATTTTTGACATTATTGCGGAAATAGAAGCAATAAATCCGCTGACAATGCCCAGTAGGACAATAAGAATACCAAATGATCCGGCTAATATCTTCCAATTAAAAGTGTCTTTATTTTTATCAAGAACGTAATATATAACGCCTAAAGCAATTAAAAATGTTACAAGAAAACCACTGACGGAAAGTAACATCACCGAAAGAGCTGCAAACGTCCCTTTTGTTACATCTCCTCCAGACTTTGATAATCTATTTGCTATTGAAGTAATAAGGCCTATAAAACCGACAATTATTGTTAACGCTATACCGAGTATTATTCCAGCATCTTTAAACTTACTGATATCTCCGACTTTTTTAGTCAACAAATATAATCCGGCAAAAGAAAGAACTAATGAAGTTATTGCCTTTGAAATAGCAATAAAACTCAATGCCATCGCCCACCATGTTCCGGCGGACGATTTTACTGTTTCTCCTTTTTTAGCCACTTTTGTAGAAGCAGCATTAAAAATAGTTAAAAGTATAAGAATGCCGGTTATGACTCCAGCTGCCGTTAAAAATTGTTCATCTTTATATGAAATATCAAACTTTTTCAGTACTAAAGTAATAACTCCCATTAGTATTACTAATCTGGATATAATGGAAGTCAATAATGTTAAAGCAATTGCTGATTTAGGATCAATTTCCAGATCAAACATTGAAAATATCACAGAAAATGCAGTAAGCATATTTAATATAGACAAAATGAAATTTCGGGCATGCTCTAAAGATCGAATGCCTTCATTTCCCGTCAATTTAATATATACTGCCAACCCTAAAAGTGTAGCCCCAATAATCATTATTGATTCTGCGAGAGATTTGATTCCATCAATAATTACTTCTAAACCGGATTGTATGGAAAAACCGAATTTATTTCCGCCCATGACATTTAAAGATATCAAACCTAAATTTATACCTAATAAGTCATGTATGAATGATGATATTCTTGAAAATATATTCGGATTACCAATTCCCAATAAATCTTTTAATACATCAATAAATGATTTGTCAGTTTTTTCTTTTCCGCCATTAAATATTTTTTCAATATTTTTACGTATATTCGTGATTACACCATCAGTTTCTTCAAGATCTGTTTCGATCTCTCCAAGAGCATTTTTATGTTTAAAATGCCCGCCATTTAAATAAGTATTCAAATTTTCAAAAGCCAATGAAATATCTCCGCCGGCTTCTGAAAATATCTTTCGGATATTTTGTATCTGGGTTTCAATGAATGAACAAAATGAGGCAAACCAGGGATGCTCTGATTTTAACTTTTCAAAAGTTTCTTTTAACTTATTAATCAAACCACCTTCACGTTCATAAAGCGGAATATAGCTGTTTAATTCATCTGACCAGGTAGTCCCTTTATGAATTTTCTTTCCGATAAAAAACTCGGTGATATTCTTTTTTGCAGTTGAAATATAAGTCGGAAGCCGTTTGAAAATGTTTTCTATTCGTTTTCCTTCTTCATTTACAGGGCCAAGAAAGAAATTTAAGATTGCATCTTTAGCCGTCTGAATAGATTCCGGTAATTTTTCAATAGCTCCTATTATTCTTTGAATAATATTCGGAGCATCCTGTACATAACCAACAATTTCGAATTTCTCATTATAAACAGCTCTTTTTGATCCAAAGAAAAATTCTTTGATATCGTTATATGCTTTTGATGAAGTAATAGCTTCGAATTTTTCTTTAATACCCAATAACAATTTTTGAAATCCGGTTAATTTGTTATTTGAAGAAGAAATTTCTTCAAATGGGATCATTCTTCCGCTATCATCTTTGATTTGATATAGATCCCGTTTTTCGCCAAGTGAAGCTTCATGAAGTGTACTTTTACTTTTTGAAGCAGTCTTATCTAAAGTCTCAGTACCTTCTTTCAGTCCGTCATTTAATTCTTCATCACCAAAAAAGAATCTCCAAATTGCTTTAAAAGGCGCAGATTCATAAATAGATTGAAGAAAATTTTGGATTCTTTCTAAAATACCAATAGATCCATTAGTATTTCCCTCATTATCACCAAATATAAAATTACGAACTGTTTTAAATGCGGTTGAATCCGTTATACTTTGTATTATTTCTTTTATCCGACCAAAAATGTTCGGGGTTTTAGATTCTTCATCACCAAATATAAAATTACGAACTGCTTTAAATGCAGTCGAATCGGTTATACTCTGTATTGTTTCTTTTATCCGACCAAAAATATTCGGAATATTAGCTTTTTCATTGCCAAATATAAAATTCTTGATTACAATAAATGCTGTTGATTTCGCAATAGAATCTATAACAGATTGAATTCGGCCAAAAATATTCGGAATATTAGCTTTTTCATCGCCAAATATAAAATTCTTGATCGCAATAAATGCTGTTGATTTCACAATAGAATCTATAACAGATTGAATTCGACCAAAGATATTCGGGGTTTTTGATTCTTCATCACCAAATATAAAATTCTTGATCGCAATAAATGCTGTTGATTTCGCAATAGAATCTATAACTGATTGAATTCGGCCAAAGATATTCGGAATATTAGCTTTTTCATCGCCAAATATAAAATTCTTGATTGCAATAAATGCTGTTGATTTTGCAATAGAATCTATAACAGATTGAATTCGGCCAAAGATATTCGGAGTTTTTGATTCTTCATCGCCAAATATAAAATTACGTATTGCTTTAAATGCATTTGAATCTGTTACATCTTGTATTGTTTCTTTTAACTTATTGATTAAACCACCCTGGCGTTCATAAAGTGGAATATAGCTGTTTAATTCGTCCGACCAGGTAGTTCCTTTATGAATTTTCTTTCCAATAAAGAATTCAGTGATATCTTGTAACGGTTCTTTTATTCGGCCAAAGATATTTGGAATTTTTGATTCTTCATCACCAAATATAAAATTCTTGATCGCAATAAATGCCGCAGATTCGGCGATCTTTAAAATTTCTTTTTCGAATGATGAATAAGCTTCTTTTACTTTACCTAAAATGCCACCGGTTCGTTCATAAATACTTACTGTACGCTGAAGCTTTTCATCGTAAACATTTGTTTTATAAACTTTTTTACCTAAAAGAATATCAAAAAAGCTGCTGTTTCCTACTTTTTCAAAATCTAATCCTAACCAGGATTTAAATCTTTCAAAAATATCTTCAACTGACTTTCCAATATCTTTCAGCATCTGCCAAAAAGCGGCCATTTTATCATAAATAATGGTGATAACTCCCTGAACATCTTCACCATCTTTTTTATATCCGAATAATAGATCACCAATTTTCTTTAATCCGGCGGAAAGCCATTCGATTGCTTTTCCAACAGCTCCGTTACCAAAAGACAATATCTTTTGCTTAAATTCATCAATCAGTCCGCCAGCGCGTTTTGTATAAGTGCCAATCTTTTTTGTAATAGGATTGAAATATGTTCCGATACCTGCTTCTTCGCCAAAAACTTTTGTCCACATTTCAGAAGCTTTGGTTTTTAATTCTTCAAACTTTTTCGGAACATCTCCAAAAAATCCACTGATCGATGTTCTGATTTTTTCAATACTGTCACGAACATTTTCCGGTAAACGACCAATATAAGTTTGATATAAATTATAAAATTTTTGAAACAGACCGCCTTCCCGTTCATAAATACTTACGGTACGCTGCAATGTTTCATCATAATAATTGCCTTTATATAAAGTTTCTTTTCCAAGAAAAAAATCGACAATCGATTTCTTTACTTTACCTAATTTTTCAACAAATTTAACAAGTTTCATCTCAAATCCGCCATTAAGAAAAAAGTCATTAATACTTTGTTCCATAGCTTCAAATTTTTCATCTGTAATTGCAAAAACACCAGTTAATTTATTAAAGCCATCCAGTATACTCAATATTAATGAATTTCCTCCAAATTTTTCGGAAATTGCATTGCCTGTTGTCAATACCAAACGATATATATTTTTAAATGTTTTAAGAATATTATCCAGAGCGCCCATTAATTTATCCCGGCCGCCAAGTTCTTTTATTGCTCCAAAAAAGCCATCATATCCCCAGGATAAACTTTCACTCAAATATGCAACAAATTCATCGCATATGCTTTTTTGTGAATCCAACTCCGTTACTAAATCTTTGGTTATTGCATTCCAATCAAACTGGGCTCCATTTAATACAGCATTGGCCATTTCCATAGCCCAGTCATAATCCAACCCTATTTTTTCAATTTCTTTTCTGGCTTTTTCAGCATCTTTACTATATGGGCCATAGCCATAAGCCAAAGCAGTAATAATAGACTTTAACGATTTATCACCACTTTTTAGATCAGCTGAAAGTTTTCCGGCAAGATCTCCTTCCCGGTGATATTATTCCAATAACTCACTGAAAGCCTGATCCAAAGAAAAATCACTGAGATCCCCTCTGGTAAGCAGTTCTTCAACAGAATCAAAATTCCGCCATAGTTCTTTAATTTCTTTTTCGGTCTTACCGTTAGAACGAGCAATTTCTGTGATTTTTACCTGCAAACGTTCGTTAAAGTCACTTCCATCCGGCATCTCATCCAGCATTTTCTGATAATTTGATTCCATTACGGAATACAGCATATTATTACGAGTTTCACCGGGCCAGGCAAAGATATCCCACATATCATTTGCAAGATTCGTCCATAACTTTTTCGCTTTTTCGTAATTGCCAAATATCGTTTCAAAAGTACGCATCCATCCGGAAGACACTGCGTCTGCTGTAGCATTAACAGCTTGTGTTAATGTGACCGCCTCCTGAGCTTTAGCAAAAGCTTTAGCGCCGAGCGAATCCATAACATAACCATCTTTTTCCATCAACCGCATGGCGTTATTCACTGTGATAGCGTATCCATGCTTTTTCTCAAAATCATTTTGATATGCATAAACCTCATTAGCAAATTCAGAATACTGATCCAAAGCGGCATTTAATACATCACTGGTAAACCATTGCTTTTTTAAAGAATTACGCATTGTTTCAGCGGTAACGATATCTTTTCCATCCAGAGTTTTGATCGTTCCATCAGCTTCCTGTTTTAAAGTTCCAAAAGCCAGGGCAGTCTCAAGTACTGTTTCTTTAAATTCAATAGTCGCCATATTGGCAAGTTCAATCGATTTCCAGTCCTGAATACCAACATATCCCATACCGATTGCCTGAGAAAGGTTATACATCGCCCGGCTGGCCTGTTGAATACCTGCACCGGATATGGCGGCCCAGTTGGAAATACCCATCATTGAATTTACAGCAGTGTCCAGATCAACTCCTGCGGAAGTGAACTTACCGATATTGTTCACCATATCGACAAAATCATAAGAAGTTTCATCCGCAAACCAGATCAGTTTTTCCAGTTTGTTGTTAACCACGTCAATGGACTCTCCGGTAGCAGCCATAATTGTCTGAACGGATTGTGTCTTCTGTTCATATTTAGACCAACCTGCAGTTACCTGATCGATAGTTAATGACTTTGTCATATTTACGGCAGCATCCGCTACTTTATTGACAATATTACTCAGCACGTTCGCAGCAACGAGTTCCAGCATATTGAATTTCACCGAAATGGATTCAATAGAATCTTCCAGTGGTTTCATATCACATTTCGCTGCTGCAGCTGAAATATTTTCAAAACTTTCTCCGGCATTATCAAAATCCAGAGAATCTTTTAATTTATTAATGGTCTTGATACTCTGATTTACATTCTGCTCAAAATCAGCATTATCAAAACGCATCTCTACTACACGTTCATCAAGAAGTTCTGACATAGATATGCCTCCATATTAAAAAATAAAAAGGTGCTAATCTGAATGACCAGACTTCTATATGAGCACCCGTTATATTGTTGTTCTCATAAATCTTTTATTTCTTTCCAGGATTCTTCTGCCATTTCTTCAAATATCGGGCGAATCGTCGGCTCAATATAATGAAGCCCGGCGACCCATCCGCCGCCACGGGTACCATGCCCGGTGTCCAAAATAATCGCGATATTCTGACCATTTTGAATATTTGAGTTTAAAAACCGGATCGTTACAGAATCTTTTTCATGCTCGATCTGGTAATACCATGAATCCCGGGTCTTTCCGGTACGTACCGGAGTAACGGACTTCAAAGCTTCAACCCCTTTTTGTCCGTATTTATCCAAAATTCCAAAATTTACTTTTTCTTTAACTTTCTCAAAATAATTCGTCAGCTTTAAAAAATTACCTTTTTGCCGAAATTTAATCATAAGACCTCAACAACACATAACTTTATCTATATGAAAAATTTTAAAAAATTAAAACGACTTGTAAATTTCACGATTTTATGAAATTCGCAAGCCGTTTTTAATTACTATTCAAGATTATCAAGAAGCTGAGTTTCGCCGTCATTTACCGCGATCCAAACAGTATCCTGACATTCACAGAATATCAAACCGTTCTTTTCGATCGTTTTTCCAGTAAAAGTCAAAGGCGTTCCATACAAAAACACTTTTTTGGAAGTAAAATCCCGATTATGTCCAAAAACACCTGCCGGAGCAGACACATAAACCGAAGATTTCAGATCCTCAGCTCCCTTTAAAGATTTTGGCGGATTATAAAAACCGGCAGTATCATCCACACTCATCAAGGGAAGATTCATCGGATTAAAATGTGAACGATAATCATTCCAAACCGATCTGGCTTCGAAATGAAGATGCGGACCAGTCGAGTTGCCGGAATTACCGGAGTAACCGATCACTTCTCCCTGTTCCACTTTCTTTCCTACAGTCATAAAACGCAAAGCGCTCAAATGAGCATATAAAGTAGAATGGGTTAGATCATGCTCAATGATCACACAATATCCATATCCGGTTTGATCAAATGCGGAATACCGAATTACACCATCAGAAGACGCCAGAATAGCGGTTCCGAGAGGACACGCATAATCAATCCCGGTGTGAAAAGAAGAAGTAATGGTTTCTCCATAAAACTGACTGATAGGCCATTCTCCTGAAAAAGGCTGCCTGTAAGTCATTTTACCGCCGATGAATTATTTTCAGAATAGACCGGAAGTTCTTTGCCTTCATATTTCAGCTCTTTTACAGCAGCTTCAATATAAGCCTGAATCACATCCAGATCCAGTGTAATGCCTTTAGCTTCAAGATATTTCTGAACGATCTTTTTTGCATAATCCAGCTTGGCATCGCCTTTTCCACCGCCAAAAATCTGTTCGGCGGCTTCAACTGCTTTTTTCGAAATCACACTCATGATTTCATAAAGTTCCGGATTTTTATCCTTTACTTTTTTAAAAATCTCAATACATTTTCCGATCATCCATCCTGCAGCGGATGTAACCAGGATCGGAAGCGCTACTTCAAGAATAGCCTGCAAAATTTTGCTAAAAAGTTCCATGAATCTCCTCCTTAGCTAATCAATGTTGATATTCCATTTGGCGGCTTTTTCTGCGATATTTTTATTCGTAAGTGTTCGAAACTTTTCAAGCTCAACATTTGCTTTTTCGAGACCTCCATTATGGGTCCCATTCAGTACCGCATAAATCAATTCATGCAAACAATCATTTGTAACCTGCTGTCCCCGAAAAGCAAGAAACTGATCCTGCTCACGTTCCTTTTGCCGTTCTGCATTTACTGCCGACATTTTATCAAACTGTACGGTAAGGGTTTTTTGTATAAACCATTTCAAAAACCACAGAATGCAGGCAATTGCTGCCGCACCGATAAATAAAACCACCCTGTTATCTATAGCTGTAATATCCATAATTCCGGAATCACCCTTTCGTGTTCAATTGTTGTCTTCGTGCTGCGTTTAATGCGGCATTCCGGCTCATTATGTCTCGCTTACTCTGCTTTTTGGGAGGCTGATTCTTTATGGAGCAAACACGAATCAAAGTCAGTAAACGATTTAAATGCCACTTTTGGCATTCAAATGGAATCTGATAAGAAATCATCCAATAATAGATAAGCTCCGACGTGATCACTTCATGGCTTTTCGGTCCAGGTGTTTCCCGAACGAAAGTAGCCGTCATCGGAGCTTCTATATACTGATTAACGCTTTCAATATTTTCTCTTGTCAAAAGTTTATAAACACTCGGATCCACATTTTGTGTCAAAGTCATGCAGCGGATATAATCCATAGTTTCATCATAAGTTTTTTGATCTTTTGACAAAAAAGGTTTGCACCATTTTGCTTCCCATTTTGAAATAGAGACAAGTGAATGCTCCAGTTGAAGTGTATGACCCTTTGTGTAAATAAATTCCTGACGTCTTTCATTCCATTCTTCACGAGGTTTTATAATCAATTGAAGCATTTATTCTCTCTGCTTTCTTACCCGGCGGTAGGAAGTGAAGCCTGTTGCTGCTGCTTTTCAACTTCACGAGCCATATCGGCGGGGATAATGCCGTTTACGAATTTAGAAGCAGCATCGGAATCCGAAGCAAGCTCCATAAACAGTTCAGAATAAGCTTCTGTCTGAGCAAAAGATTCAGACAATTCCTGACTCTTAATAAACCGTTTGCCATCAGGACTTTTCTCACCATAAGCCTTCATGATGATCTCTTTGAAGACTTTAATAATCGACGGAGCGTCCTGAGTTTCAACGATACGGGTGATCATTTCCGTAAGTCCGCCGGTGGTGCTCATTTCCATTTCCATGATTTCAGCCTTGGAAAGGTTGAAATAAAAATCTTCTTCACGAGAATTTCCGTTATAGTCAATATATTTAATACGTTTCTTAAGCATAGGTTTTTTTGTTCCTTTCGTTTATAAAAAAAAATAAAAAGGAGCCTCATATTTCAGAGGCTCCCAAAAATTATTTCGAATTAGTTACCAGGATCAGCCAAAAATGGTCGCGATTTCATCCGGAAGCGGAAGACGCGGATCAGCAGCTTCAACACCTTGACCGGCATCCTTACCGTACAGAATTTCTTCCAAAGTAGCAAGCTTCGCAGCATCAGCCTTGGTAGAATCAATGGTAATACAGGAAACAGGTTTGTGACCGGTGACATTGATCGGAGTGGTAGAAATTTCCCAGCTGAAAGTAATTGCTTCAGGGGAGTCATTGATCGTCTGATACTGACGTTCGGACGGAGAAGCCTTAGCACCATAGATCAGATGCAGCTTATAACCATGAGAATCGCCTTCAGTATCATTACCCAGAACGGTACGATAGCAAAGACCAAAGGTTTTGCGGTCCTGCTGGCCAAGAACAACACCATCGGCCAGGTTAGCGGAACCATCACACTGAGCCCATTCATCCGGGTAAGTGTAAGCTTCGATCGTTGCACCAAATTCCTCAGCAGAATAGAGGTTCAGATATTTAATGTTATCCGCATAGATAGCATTCGCTTCAGCACCAGACGGACTTTCGCTGACAGAAGAAAGACCGTTCCAGGCAACACCCGGAGTATAAGCGCCGGAGGCATTAATGGGGTAGAGAACCCCATGGTTCAAACCAGTTTCATAAGTACGATCACCAGTAGTATCCCATACAAGTTTAGACATATTCAGTTCTCCTTATATATTGGATATTTCATCCATAGTTAGTAATAAATTTGAAAAGCGTCATGATTGAGATTGTCCTGTTCATAATGCCGGGTGTGCCGGCATAACGGCAGTTGTGCTACTTGAAAAACATAAGCACTGTCCGGATCAGGATCAATCACAACCACTTCGTATTCCGGAGTCATCTTATAAACTCCGTTATCCGCACGGATCGGTTCGATGCCAATGCGGGTATATACAATTGCCGGGTATCTCATTCGAACATTGGAAGGCGGCTGAAAATATACATTACTGCTCCCCAGAATTTTTTCAAATATCCGGTTCAGTTCTATTCTTCGCTCTTTATAAATATCTTTTGAGTCATCCATTATAGAGCCCTCCTAAAGATAAAATAAGTCGAGGATATTGCACCTCGACTTCTGTGACCTTCCATTTGGATCCCATATACACTGCATAACGCATATTATGAAAATTTTCATAAGCATAGGGGTTTCCAATAATGCTCAAACGATTTGAAATCTCAACATCATCATTCAGATTTCCCGAAGTCTGTAAACGGCGGCTGTTATGAATCACATCTCCGTAATATGTACGTTCTGTGATATCATCGACCCAAACACCGGGATCTGTATTTTTCTGAACGGCAAAACCTATTTTTCCACAGTATCTTGCCATTTTGAAAAATTATTGATGATTATTCCCGTTCGCAAACCAGACGATTCAGGCCAAAGACCTTAGTGACCTTCGCGCCGTTCTTGGTCGTGATCACACGAATTGTCTGAGTTTCCGGATTCGTAATACGGCCGACCCAGGTCATATCAGAATCGAGGGTGACAGGACCAGCCTTGCTGCCGACAAGTTCAACCGTAGTTGTGGAACCGGTTTCGGCTTCGAATGACAAGGCAATATAGTTACCGGACTGTTCACGGACTACATCACTGAAACCTGTATAGTTGTCAACATAATGCAGGGTACCGGAAATATAATCATCATTTACATTGATGTTGGACTGAAGATCGGAAACAGCCTTACCGAGATATTCATCTTCAGGATCGGCGCCTTCAACAGACAGGGTCAGACCATTGCCAACATAGAATTCAAGCGCAACGGCGCCGAAAGGAACGGTCATCGCACCGGAGCAGCGGGTTTCGATCAGGTACTTCTGAGCGTTGAAGTCAATATCGAAATCATCGAACATATTGACAGAACCGCCCTGATCAGCGCCAACATTATAGTCTTCCAGATTGACATAAATACCGGCAAGGATCAGTTCATTATTGGACTTATCATAGCGGGACTTACCTTCCATAACCGGAACCGTAACAATTTCCTTGCAGCGCAGGACCTGAGCGAGTTTGTCAACAGATTCATAGATGAAACGGCCATTCAGGTCTTCCAGCATCAGCATAGCAGTCAGCATATCTTCAGTGGTGAACATTGTCGGATTACCGGAACCCTTATACAGCTTTCGGGACTTGACACAGCCCTTAATGAAAGCTTTCGCCTTCTGATCATCCGTGGCGTTCGCAGGGATCGCGATCGGGTATTTCACGGTGAAAAGATCAGCATCTTTCCAGATCGGGCGGATGCAGTCTTCATTGATCTTGTCATCAGAAGAGGAAATACGGCCATCACCAATCAGGTAAGCGCGGGCAAGCTCCTCGTCCAGCATCTGGCGCATTTCTTTCTTCATCCAGGCAACCACATTAAAATCAGTAATATCAATCTGATCATCACGATCGATCTTCTGTTTCTTATAAACAGTTGTCGGGCCGGTAGAACGGCGAAGCAGACTGAAGACTTCATCCTTCTTCAGGTTCCCCTTCATATAACCCCGGGCACGGGCTTCATCTGCAGTAATATCAGCAAACAAAGACTTCACACGGCTGAACGGAGTGTGATGAACGCCGCCCATAACTTTCTGGACCCAGCTATCTTCACGTTTGATGAAAATAGGTTCATTAGTGGCGTTCTGATCATCCGGGAACAGATAATCAATATTATCAATACCATGAGCCAGGAAAGCATCTTTCAGGCTTCCACCACGGCGGGCGTCTTCAAAGATCTCTTCCATATCGCTATGGGAAAGGACATCATCATATTCATCATAACCATAGTCATAATCGTCATCAAAAACATTATGTTTCACTTCATCATCTCCCTCGGCATCGCTCAGAGCCTGACCGATCAATGCATACATTACTGCTTTTTGTTCTTCATTCATTGAGTCCAGAACATCCTGGACAGTAGCGTTTCCAGCCATATCTTTTTCTCCTTCGTCGTCACTGTGCTTTACGTTTTCTTCCTCGGGTTCATCCTCTTCTTCGTCATCGTCTTCCTGAGAAGTAGCGCCATCACGAAGAGCTTCCCCGATCATCGCGTAAACAACAGCTTTCTGTTTTTCGTTTAGGGTATTAAAAACATCGCCGACCGTTTCTTCTTCATCGCTATCATTCGAAGATTTGTCGGCATGAGCAAAATCGATTTCTTCGCCACTATAAATAATGGCTTCTTCATCTTCGCCATCATTGTGAGCCATCACGGTATCAATAAAAGCACCGGGATTAGCTCCGGCAAGGACCAAAGAAACTTCACGAATCGCTCCATGAAGAACATTAGATCCCTGCTGTTTCAACTTATTGGCATAAATCGAAAGCGCGGAAACATCACCATGCTCAACCAGCATTTTGGCGTTCCGTCCTGATTCAGTATCATTAAATTTGCAATAGGCATAAACACCCTGATCGCGGTTCTCAAGCAATGCATGCCCGAGGACATTATCCGGGTCGTTATGCTGGTGGTTCCATACCAGCGGAACGGTCATACCGTCGTTATCACGGAAGGCATCGCGCATAATCACGCGGCCGTCTGAACAACGAAGATTGTTCCGAGTAGCCCACCCTGAAAAATCATAGGTTTCTGACATACTCGTCACCTCGTATTTAAAATTTTTGTTCTATTTTGAAATTAAAAAATTATTGATAAGATTCTTCCGAAACTTCCTGCTCCGGAATTTCTTCATTTTCATATTCATCGCTATATTCTTCCGTTAATCCACGGTCTTCCTGCGGCATATTCCGGTTATACAGCATGTCTGCATCCGGGTCTTCCGAAGGTTTCATACCAATAATCTGACGGAATTCATTCGGTGCAACGATTCCATTTCTGGCGAGCGCATCCGCGCTGTTTGCCAGGTCCGTAACGGTCACATAACGGAACGGATCAACAAAGAATTTAATGGACTGACCCTGTGTACGGGCAGTCTTGGTCAAAAACTTTCGCTTCATTTCATCTGTAATTGCAGAAAGGATCGGTTCAATGGTACGGTTATTATAATTTTGCAGTGACATCGGGTCTGCAGAACCATCCAACACGGCCTGATTTATCCCTAACTGGCTGTATAGCATACTCGTCAAGTATTCGATCTGCCCCATCAGATTATTTTCTACAGTGCGATTTAACTGTGTAATTTTTTCAGTCCCATCAGTATAAGCGATGCCGTATTTTGAACCGGAAAGCTGTTTTTCAATATCTTTACGGCGCTTTTCGGCCTGCTCTTTCCGCGCTTCTGTTTTTACAGTATAAGGAAGTGAAATAATCAGATCAAGTTTTCCGGATCCGCTTTGTTCATCAATAACATCCAGAATGTTCAGTTTTCGGATCAACCGCTGAAGGGTTGAATTTCGTTCATTAATAACCGCATACAACGGATTTTCAACAATTCCAACAACCGTCTTGGAAAGAATCAGTTCTTCTTTACGCCCAAGACGGTCATTATATACACGAACTTTTACATGCTGCGGATACCATTCAATGATTTTTCCGGTTCGCATGGTACGAATATCATAGGAATTGTTTTTTCTCGGATCAATTGTTGTATCTACCGGGACAATTGCAACAACACCTTCGTCCAACATAGACATAACAATATCCTGAATAAATGCCCGGCCGGTCTGGTCGACATTTGCTTCCAACGAAAGACAGTTATTTAATCCGGAATCTATGGTTTCAATATAGCGTTCTTCTTCATCCTGACGAATGTGGCGGATTTTTACCGAAGCCACATCCAGTGCAATCCGATTAAATACCGAAGTAATAATGGAGCGTTCATTCCCCGGAGTCAGCCGGGGCCGATCTGGACGAATCGCATATGATGTTCCAATATCGCGGTACTCCGGTATTGTCGGATCCTTGTTATTTAAAAAAGCATTCCAGGCCTGTTTCAGCCTGGCTGTGAATGTTAGCTCCATTTTGAATTATTTCCTACTATCGAGTTTTATTCTTATTTTTCGGTTTAGTATACTGATTATATCCAGAATAATCTAAATTCGGTCGTGTTAAACGCCCTACATTAGCATAATCCTGCCTTTTAGCAGAACCTAATTGATTTAGATAATTTTGATCTAACAATCGATCGACATTAGCATTATCTTGTCTACGTAAAGCAGCTTGTTGATCAAGAAATGACTGATTTGACAATCGAGTAACATTAGCACTATCTTCTCTACGTGCAGCACCCATATTCTGTGTAAATAACTGTTTTTGACGACCAGATTGATTACCGATAATTTTGCTAATAAATTTATCAACTTTATCAGCAAGCCCAAATCTCGTTAAGAAACTATTTACACCTTTCAAAATGTTATACTGTGCATTCTGAATCGCAAGATTAATCGTATTAACCCGACTATTTGGATTATCAACCAGTTTCTGAACTGCTTTACGTCCATCTTCAATCTGACGTTGCATTGCTACTTGAATATGTGATAAATTACGGGTACCCATAGCTTCAGATTCTTTTCTATTTCGTTCGAATTCATTTCTGGTATTTTTACGAACCTGACGAGCGTAATATCCAGGTGATTCTCTTAATTTTTGACCATAAATTCGAGCAGCCTGACCAGCAGTTTTTAAGTTGCCAACAATTCTTTCACCCAAAGAATATTTTCCACCTGGACGCCAGCCCCCCATATTACTATTAGTAGTTTTTCTCCACCAATCAGTACCCGGAAGGTGTTTGCCCCATTGCATACCTTTAATACCAACATGATAAAGTTCACCATTTACATAAACCCAGGATCCGCCACCTCTGCGGCTGGATGCAGGCGCATTACTATACATATAATTACTATACATATGAATTTCCTCCATATTTATTTCGCTCTAACATAATATGTTATTTCGTTTTCATCGCCTAAAGCTTTCATGGCACGGTTATAATACTTTTTATTAATTTCCTTTAAATATTTTTCATAAGCTTTGTATTCTTTAGACGGGTTTGATGATTTTTTCTGTTCAGCAAGATACAAAGAAACGGGCATGTCTTTACATATAGGATAAATATTTTTATACCAATATGTAAAAATTTCCTGACTACGTTCATTCATCAAATTTTTTATTTTATACTCAGGCGAGCTTATAACATCCCCATAAACTGATTCAGAGTATTGTTCCTGTATCCAGCGCTTTCCTAAATCAGTTAAAAACGTAGTATCATCAAGAATTAAATCTTTTACTTCATTTTTTAAATTGCCTGTTTTCGTATTATATAAAAATTCGGCGCCTTCTTTTGTAAGTCCTTTATTAAAATTAGAGTAAGGATCAATCATTTGTACAGCCCCGATCATGCTTATCACGCTGCCTAAAACACCACCTGCCATAGCACCCGATGCAGGGCCAGCAGGGCTAGTTAATGCCCCAATTCCAGTACCTAAAGCAACTGGTGCCACTACCGCAGCTATGTTTCTAGTTTTGCCAGAAGACGACTCATTTCTTTCTTTATTAAAAAATTGTTTATAACCTTCTTCAGTTAAAGTAGTTTTTCCTTTTGAACCTACTTTTAAATATCTTTCTCTTCCTTCAGGAGTTAAAGAACCATCTGGATTTTGAAAACGTCGGATGCCCCATTTCATTCCTAAAATACCCCAATGTTTCAATTCATCATTAGGATAAATATCTGTATGTACTAAATCCAGCATAAAACCTCCTTTATCGTGTTTGATTAATTCTTGGTCTACCACCAAAGTTCATCCAATAGGCCGGAGATTTTATAGTGGATCTATTTTTAGAATAGTCGTCCGGATTTTTAGATAAATATTGAATTACTCTAATCAATGACTCAGTAAAACCACCTCGTATCATTTTTTCTTTAACGATAGGACTATGAACAAATTGATCACCGGCTGCCAATATTTGACGGTTTGCATTACTCATTAAATCTGACAAATAAACACCGTCATAATGTTCTTGTGCAGCTTTCTCTAATTGCTGCTCTATCGGCTTATAAGATTCCTGTATATTATGTACAGTTTGAACGTTTTCTTTTTTAGAAATAGATACTCCGCCTGTAGCATTTTTGAGTTTTCTTACATTAGAAGCATCATGCATGTCTATGGCAATATCAATAGGCTCTCTAAGCAAACGACTTGGGTTGTATTTATTAATAGTTTTAACAGTATTCCATCCGCTTTTTTTCTCTAATGTTTTATTTCCGCTGTAGCTTTTTCCGTTTTTTTCTATACCATAATGTATATAACCCAATGGCGTCAAAGTCCCATCATAATTTTGATACTTGCGAACTCCGTTTTTTGAACCCGGAGTTCTATAATGTTTCAATTCGTATTCATTCATAAAAACTCCTTATTCAAAAGATTCTCGATTTAGTTTGAATGCGATATAAGCATCCATCATGGCTGCAACAGCATCGATTTTCTGGTCGTAACGTTTCTTATATAATTTACGATTACCATTGGAATCCTCAAGCGTAATACAATTGCCCATAGTAAAAGTCATCAGGTCTTCATCAAACAAAAGCATTCGCTCTTCGGAAAGTTTCTTTAATTCTCCTAAAGGTACGGATTCTGTCCGTGAACCCTGTTTTACTTTCTCGATTCCGTACGGCCCGTTTTCAGATGCCCAGCGTTCAATAAAATCCCGGGCATTATAGGGATCGTAGCCAACACAGCGAATATCATAGCCACAGCGATTAATATGCGCATCCAGGTCTTCATAAACTTCCATCATGTTTAAGACCGGACCATTTAATACGATCAAAGACCCTTCATTCATAAAGCTATCGTATTTAATACGCATAGCTGCAGGAAGTTTATTTAAAGTTGTAGAAGAAATATAATTTCTGGTTTTTATGCCAAAAGCTCCTCCGCGTAAGGGGAATAAAAATGTAAAAGCACAAAAATCATCTCCCTGAGACAGATCGCAGCCCATTGCACATGGCATATTCCAATAATCTCGTTTACGATGCGGAAGCGTTTCTTCATAAGTAAAATAATAAGTATATCCTTCCATCGGAATACCAAAACGTTTTGCCAAAATATCATTTCTGGCTGCCGGAGCTTTTTCAGCCCGTTCTTTATCCAACTGATAAGTTTCGTAGCTAACAGTATAGCCAAGATTCGGGTTCGCTTTCGGCCACATTTCCGGCTGATTCACTTCATCGATTGAGTCAAGCTTATAATACCAAATGGAAACATGCGGATTAATGTATTCACCTTTAAGAATATCCATCAGTTCCATCTTGATGGTATCCCCGGCACCATTCCGGACAGTTCCTTCTGAAGATACTGCCAGGATCAAATAATCGTCTACTTTTGCAGCACCCTGTTCGATCGCACCGATCACGTCTTCCCGAATATCACCAGAAAGCCATTCGTCAACCGTTGCAATTTTGCAGCGAAGTCCTTGAAGTTTCGAAATGCTCATCGGACGAACTTCAAGTAAAGATCCGGTCAAAAAATTCTCGACACCCTTTTTTGTTGCCGCCAATTTCACCCGGTCCATTTTGGATCCGGTCGTATTTTGAATAGAGCCTTCTGTTAAAAATGAAAATAAAGGCCCTCTGGATCTGCTGATCGCAGTACGAATCGGCGAAAGAACTTCTTCTGCCTGTTTCATCGTTGGAGCGGTCGTAATTTGGTGCGTCGTTGTTGTATCGACCGTTAAAAAATAACTTTGGATCGAGGATGCATATAAAGATTTAGCAGCTGAACGGGCAATGATTAAATATTGCTTATTTACAAGGCGTTTCTTTATTCGGCGGTTTACATATCTTTTCTTTTTTGGATCGTAAATAGAATGCTCTTCGAAATAATACCAACCAAAAATTTGTTCTGCCCAAAGTTTAAAAGTGTCTAATAATTTCAGATCAGATCCATCCGTTAATGTCAATTCATTTTCACAATAACGAATAAATCCTTCTACGGCTTGATCATCATAATAAATTCCACGGTTTCGAATCAGATCATCGATCCGATTCATTTCCATTTCTATGGTTTTTGGAACCGGTATTTCACCCCGCAAAACTTTCTGACGAAATTCGCCGTAATAACGTGGTGTAGCGGTATTCGAAAGCATAATTATTAATCATTATCGTTTGTATTATTTTGGTTTTTATCTTTTTTTGGCTTATATTGTTTCAAAACATAATCCAGATATTTATCGCCATATTTAGAACCAGATTCATTTAATATAGAAGCCCCGCTTACAGATAAAGCAAATTCAACATCTTTTTGTAAAATGTTGGTGACTGATTCACCAAATACTTTTCCTAAAAATCTTTTTACACCTTGTAAACTATCCGGTTTTTGAGTCAATTTATTATAATAATTCTGAGATTCAATATATTTATTTCGAGCATCTAAATAATTTTTTTCAGTATAGAGTCTATTTGTCATTTTTTTTAATTCATCATCCGGAATATCATGCACTGAAGTGGCTTTTGTACTTCTAGCAGCTCCAACTCCATATCTTTGACGTCCTTCAGGAGTTAAAGAACCATCCGGATTTTGGAAACGTCGGACGCCCCATTTCATTCCAAATATACCCCAATGCTGTAATTCATTAATTTCCATAAGGGCCTCCTTAATTAGAATTGTGCTATAATTAAATTATGAAATTAATAGAAACACAATGCAAAAAATGTGGTGCAAATTTACAAATTGATTTGGATAATATTCAAGCATATTGCCAATATTGTGGTAATAAATTGCTATTTGATATCAATGATTTAGGATCATTATTATCCGAAAAAGAAAAAACAAAACAAAGTATTAATGATTTAAATAAAGAAAAGGAAAAAACGAAACAAATAAAAATCGATAATCAAAGTGAAAGGTATCGAATTGATAAAGAATACGAATTAAAAAAAGAAAAAAAAGATTCGTTTGAATTTTGGTTATTTATAATTTTTTGTATTGCGTTAATTAGTTTTTTAACATATGCTGGGAAGCATGGTATGTTATAAAATATCACTATCTCCGCTAATATATAACCGCCATTCCAATTCTTTAATTAAATTATTTCGGCTTTCATCTACCGCTGTACTGGTCGTCGGATCAAACAATTGCGCCACTCTTAAATGAATATAAGACTTCACCATCTCAATTTTTGATAAATCCTCCGCAAAATCACTCCATTTTTCCCCAGGACCCGAAATTCGAAGAGGGGATGTAGGACCCACCCCCATCTGCCATAAAATTACTAATATCGTATTTATGTGAATAATAATATCCTGATCAAAACTGGTATCAAATTCAGCGATACCGAGCAATTTTTTTATCGAGTTCAATATACTTTCATCCATAATGTTTCTCCTATCGCTGAATTATTTGATTATTTTCTTAAAACCAGATACTCTTTTAAACAGTATCCCTCGTCTCCCGAAGGCGCACAAATATAATAGAAAACGTCAATCGACTTTTCTTCAAGAACTTCAACTTCGCTTAAACACGCCAGCTCACAAATAACATCTGATTGATTATTCGGTTTTTCATGAACCGGAGCCCATAAGCAATTTACAACAACCGCATAAAGCGGGTTACTGGTTTTCATTTTGATTTTCTCCTAATAATATTTAATGCCGCCAGGGGCAGGTATCATTCAATGATCTTTCTATTGGTTCTTTTGGCAAAAGATCCAAATTACCATAATGGATCGCCTGATGTGTCAGTCTGGATACACATATTAAAAATTCAGGGTTCATTATCTCATCATTCTTTTGGACAATATCATGATACGTGATCGGATTCATATGATGGACAATCAGATTCTTTTTACCGATCTGAAAACCTTCCAATCCTAAATCATTTCCATTATCTCTGACAATTACAATGTCCCGAACTTTTCGCCATTCTGGAGAACGATATAATATTTGATTCAAATATCGATCGAATCCAAAAGTATCTTCACCGATTTTTCCATCCAGTTTTAGATAATTAAAACGATCCATAAAGGTTGAACGCTTTATTAATTCCGTATATGTTCGCAGAGTATCCATTTAATCTTCATCTTCATCAGAATTAATGTCGCCGCGATAATTCCGCATAGCATTCAAAGCATTCGAATATAATTCTTCTATTCGTTTTGATGAATGCAATGCTTCAGTCTTTGCTTCAATTAATTCTTTTTGTTGTTTTAAAATTTCTTTTTCTAATCGTTCTTTTGTAGAACCAAGCTTCAAATAATGTGTAATTACTTGTGACGAAGCTGTTCCTTCCAATAATTGTTTTTCAGCAAGATCAACGGCAAGCGAAATGAGCTGATTTTCACGAGCTTCGACCGACATTCCCGGCCTTTGTTTTCGCTTTACCGGAGTTTCAAGGTCTTTCTCTTTCTTTCTCATATGCTTACCTCATTCTTTTCCTTTGTTAGAAAGTACTTTCAGAGGCTCAAAGCAACGAAAAAACCAAGCACATATCATAAGACGAATAATGTTAGGAACGAAAGGAAACAAATGGAAACCTTGAGCCCCTGAAAGTACTTTCTAAATCCTTCTAAAATATCCATTTGTCTTTCCTTTCATTAAACAAAGCCCTTTGAATCACTCTTCAAAGGGCTATTACAAATATAAATTTTTTACTAAAGTTATTAACACCACGCTAAAATATAAAACGCGTCCTAAAAAACTCCCCCGGAGAATTTTTGGAGACCCCCGCGATTGGGGGAGGGGGTGGGTTTTTCGCCTATCCCCCCGGGGTGTGTCTATTTTATGCGTAATGGCTGCGGTCAATTAATTTGTCAAAATCCTCCTCGTCATCAACAACGGGGGTGTCATTTTGTTTTTTTACGTATATTTTGGTGTATATATTTCGGAAGTCATATTTGATAATCTCGTCAATCGCGCGTTCAATCTCCAGTTCCTTCTCGATCTCGCTCATTGCAGGACTGATCTTCGCGATCCGGTCCAGGTAAGCGCAGCTGTAGTAGC